AACATCAAGCTTCTGCATACCTGGCACAATCCGATTTCGCTAGACGATAAAGCTATCGCCAATGACATCGCGCCCTATGCCAGAAAATATCCGCTTGAATATGTGGCTTTTAGCAAAAGAACAAGCTCTGCCGTAGCTGCGCGACTTGCGCCAGCCGGAATTCCTGTCATAGACATCGATGGCGCACTTTATGGCCAGAGCTGCGATGAATTGCTGGGAGCGATTACCTCAAAGAGATTGATTCACGGAAAACAGGCAGAATTATCCAAGCAGATATTATCGGCAGTCAGATTGCCAATGGGCGATGGCGGCTGGATTATCGGACGGCGCGCCTCTTCGGTTGCAGTGTGCGCGGCAGTGGCTTCGGCACTTGCGACACACTTTGCGACACGCCCAGAGATGGAGATGGACATTATGGTCGGTTAGATGTATAGCGAGCCTTTAGACTTATCCACATGGGTCTATTCTCGCGCACAGTAACGACCGCAGCTCCGGCTGCCACTTCCGACATTGAAGCATCGCTGGCTCCAGTAAATGTCACTAGCTCTCTTTACAATATCTACGGCGTCGCCGGCATCACTGCGTCTCGCGTTGAATTTATGTCAGTGCCAACATGCGCCAGAGCACGTAACATTATTTCGTCCAGTGTCGCATCAATTCCGCTTAAAGTTCGCACTCGCGCAGATGGCGCTCGCGTTGAATCTCCTCCAAAGGTAATTAACCAGCCAGATCCACGTGTTCCTGGATTCGCAACCTATGCCTGGCTGGCGGAAGATCTCCTCCTGTATGGCTACGGATATATGAGGATTCTTGAAATTTATGCAGACACGTATCGCATTCGCAGTGCAGAACGCATCGATCCTACTCGCGTCACAATTAAAACAAATGACAGAGGAACAGAGATTGAGTATTACTGCGTCGATTCGATTCCAGTGCCATACGAAGGCGTTGGAAGTCTTGCAGTCTTTTACGGCGTAGATGAGGGCATTCTCAATCGTGCCGGTCGCACAATTAAAGCTGGTGCAGAATTAGAACGCGCTGCAACTATGTACGCACGCGAGCCAGTTCCAACGATGGTCTTGAAATCTAATGGCACTGCACTTCCAGCAGATCGCATCGCAAAGCTTCTCGAATCTTGGGGGCAATCACGTCGCAATCGTTCAACTGCATTCTTGAATGCTGACGTTGAATTGCAGACTTTAGGATTCGATCCAGAGAAGCTTCAGCTCAATCAAGCCAGATCGTACGTTTCAACCGAGCTCGCCAGAGTTACCGGCATTCCGGCTTATTACGTCGATGCAGAATCCGGATCTAGCATGACGTACACAAACGCCACACTTGCGCGTCAATCTTTGCTGGACTTTTCACTTCGTCCGATTATGTGTGCCATTGAAGAGCGTCTTTCAATGACTGGAATGGCTAATGATTTCGTGCCAGCATCACAAGAAGTCAAGTTCGATTTAGATGATTACTTGCGCGGATCAGCCAAAGAGCGCGCAGACGTTTACAAGATTCTTTACGATATCGGAGCTTTAACTTCCGATGAAATCCGACTAGAAGAGGAAATGATCCGATGAAAGAAATCAAGCCAACTCCGATGAATCTTGACTTTTCAATGAAGGTCACGGCGACAGATTTTCCAAGACGCGAAATCTCTGGTCGCATCGTCACATGGAATGAAGAAGGCTCTACATCAGCCGGATCAACTATGTTTAAGCCTGGCTCAATTACTTTCAGCGATACTACGAAATTATTACTTGAGCATCGTCGTGAATCTCCAATCGGATTCTTAAAAGACTACGAAGAAGATGAAGAAGGCATTTATGCAACTTTTTCTGTTGCCAAGACAACTTCCGGATCTGATGCTTTGGAAGAGGCATTTTCTGGATTACGCGACGGTTTCAGTGTCGGCGTTCTAGCTGAAAAATATAAGAACGTCGATGGCGTTCTAGTTATTAGCGCAAGTGCGCTTAAAGAAGTTTCACTTGTCACAGATCCAGCCATAAGAAGCGCAAAGGTTGCGGTCGCAGCTAGTGAGCAAGAAGATTCTGAATCCGTCGTGGAAACAGAAGAACAAACTACCAAAGGAGAAAACGAAGTGGAAACAACTCCAACCGTTACAGAAGCACCAGCCGAAACGGTTGAGGCTTCCAAAGTCGTACAGGCCGAGGCAGCTCGTCCGCTCTATTTCACATCACCACGATCACCAATTACAACAGGTGGCGCATATCTTGAGCACACAATCAAGGCAGGACTTGGCAACGAAGATTCTCGTCAATATGTAAAAGCAGCTGACGATTCATTCACAACAAATCCAGCGTTCTCACCAGTGTCATATGTTCGCGATGTTGCACAAAACACAAACGCAGACCGTCCAGTAATTGACGCATGCGGTGGAACACGTCCATTGAGCAGCTATGGAATGACAGTGTCAATTCCTAAAATCACTGCAAACTCAACTGCTGCAACAGTGGCAGAAGGCGGAGATCCAACAGGAACAACTGCAATCACTTCTGCTTATGTCAATGCGACAGTAATCAAGAAGGCTGGATTCCAGCGCTACTCAGTAGAATTGCTAGATCGTTCAGATCCAAGCTTCTATGAAATTATGTTGGCAAATCTTCGCGATGCATATGCTCAGGCAACTGATGCTTATGTAATTGCTCAGATTACTGCTGGCGGAACACAGGCAACTGCAACTGCTGCCGATTCAGCCGGATTGATTTCATTCGTATCAACAGAATCACCAGCCGCATACACTGCGACAAAGCGCACTGCAAAGTCATTCGTTTCAGGTACTTCCATCTGGGCAACGCTTCTCGGCGCAACTGATACAACAGGACGCCCAATTTACAACGCTGGAAATCCTATGAACAATGCCGGATCATCAACTCCAACATCAATTCGCGGAAATGTTCTTGGCCTTGATTACTACGTTGATCCAAACATGGTTTCAACATCAATCGATGAATCAGCATTCATTATCGAGCCACGTTCAATCGAAATCTTCGAATCTCCTGCTCTAACATTGGCGACAAACGTGCCAACAACAGGCGAGATTGAAATCATGCTTTACGGTTACATCGCAGCGCAAGCAACCTTTGCAGGTGGCCTACGTCGCTTTAACCTAACCTAAGCAAACTAATCATGGGCTAGGTGCGCTCCCGTATCTAGCCCAGCAGCTCACGAAAGGGAACAGAGATGCCAGCAATTATTACAGTCGCCAGTCTTAGGACAGTGCTCGGCGTCTCTGTTTCTCTTTATTCTGATGCTTATCTTGAAGGAATTATCGATTCTGCTGAACAGGTAATTCTGCCGCTATTAACTGCTAACCAAAACTCAGTCGCCGCCGTTTATCTTCAAAACAATGTCGCCTATTACATAACACAGAAGCCGAACACATTCGTCGCCGGTCAAAGTGTTGTGGTTACCGGTTGCGTTCCAGCTACATTCAACGGAACACAGACAGTCACATCGAATTACTATGATCCATTTCCTTACTTACCTTTCGCATATCCGGCTCCATATTTCTACTTTACTTCTGCCATTACTAATGCAGACATCACATTCCGTCCGGTAATTCCTGGCGGCGTTGTTTATCTATCTGGGGCAGACGCGGCCACGCTCTACGCGAACACCGACGCAGTCGAACAGGCGGTCACTATCGTCAGCGTTGAGATTTTCCAGAGCGTGGTCGCTCCAGGAGGTCAGATAGAAGGTGTCGATTTTCAGCCGTCGCCATTTCGCATGGGAAGATCACTGCAAAATCGCGTCATAGGTTTATTAGGTAATTACATCGACGTTTCAACGATGGCTATGTGATGCCTACGCCAACAACTATTGCAACAAACGTCAGAGGCACTCTTGCGACTGCTCTTGCTGGCGTCGTGGCTTCTGTGTATAGCTCACCTCCAGAAGCAGTCATTCCTCCAGCTTGCGTAATCGTTCCAGATTCGCCTTACTTAGAAACGACGACAATCGGCAAATCGCAGGTGCGCGTGAAAATTAACTTTGTGGTCACTGCGGCCGTTGCGTATAACAACACGGCCGGAGCACTTGACAATCTTGAGCAGCTTGTTATTAGCATTATGGCAGCGATGCCAGCAGGTTATGAAGTCGGAGACGTTCAACGTCCGACAATCCAATCGGTGGGCGCATCGAATCTACTAGTGGCGGATCTCGCGGTCAGCACTTACTACACACAACAGACAATCTAAGGAGACAAAGAAATGCCAACAACAATAGTCACCGGTCGCGACATAGTTTTCACTCTTGCCACCGTGAATTACGACGCGCAGACAACTGCCGTCACTTTAGTCAATGCTCCAGTCATCACTACTTATCAGACACTTGATGGAAAAGCCTATAAGCACATTGATGATCAGTGGACACTCAATATCGAGCTTCTTGCAGACTGGGGCGCAACATCATCACTCTTTGAAGCGATGTGGACTGCGTTCACTTCTGCTCCTAATACTGCACTCGCATTCACTCTGCTAACTGCAACTGGCGCATCATTCGCTGGCACTGCTTTCCCAGTAGCTCCAACTGCTGGCGGCACTGCACCAGATGCACAGACTGACTCATGGTCAATGCTCTGCGCTTCAACTCCAGTCTTAACAATCAGCTAATCGAAAGAGAAACGGGAGCACATAATGAGACTACCAATCACAATCGAATACACCTCCGGCGAGTTCGGCACATACACGGCACAACCGCCAGAGTGGGCTAAGTGGGAACAAAAGACAGGCAGCACAATCTCGCAAGCGCAGGAGAAGATTGGAATCTCTGATCTTCTCTTCCTTGCGTGGAATGCGATGAAGCGTGAAGCCGGTGGCAAGCCAATCAAGGGCTATGAAATCTGGTGTGAAACAGTGGCCGACGTGACAGTCGGTGACGTTCTCCCAAAAGTTACGCCGCCGGAAGCGTAAATCGAATCCTGGTGGAGTTAGCCATAGCCACAGGAATTCCGATGAGCGAATGGACGACGGCGGAGCAGATCTATACGGCTTTCGAGATACTGGAGAAACAAAGTGAGCGACAACGTTGAGATTGCCTACGACAAGGCTGATCTTCGTCGCATTACATCAGCGTTCAAGGCTATGGACGCAGAAGCTACTGATGCAGCTAAAAGAGAATCGTCAGCTCTTGCAGAATTTGCTCAGGGCAAAATCCAGCAAAAGGCGACCAGTCGAGGCAAGGCCGCCGACCGTATTGCCAGTGGCTCCCGTGTGTCGAAATCTTCCAAGATTGGTGAGCTCTCTTTCGGCTTCGTAAGTCAAAAGTTTTCTGGTGGTGGAACGACAAAGGATCTCTGGGGCGGTACAGAGTTTGGATCTAACAAGTTTAAGCAATTTCCAGTCTGGTCAGGTCAATCTACAAAAGGCGCTGGTTCCAAAGGCTGGTTTATTTATCCGACACTACGCGAAATACAGCCAGACATCATTGACAAGTGGGAAAATGCTTTCGACCGAATCTTGAAGGAGTGGTAAATGGCCGGACAATCGCGCACACTCAAGCTCTCGATTCTTGCTGATGTAGATCAATTAAAAAAGTCGCTGGCTCAAGCCAACGGAGACGTTGATAACTCATCATCAAAGATGGGCGAATTTAGCAAGAAGGCTGGCATGGCATTCGCAGCCGCCGGAGCTGCTGCTGGAGCCTACGCCGTCAAGCTTGCAGTCGATGGAGTTAAGGCCGCGATTGAAGATGAAGCTGCTCAGATTCGTCTTGCTACTGCATTAAAGAATGCCACTGGCGCAACGAATGAAATGATTGCATCGGTTGAGCAGCAGATTCTTAAGACATCTCTTGCGACGGGCGTGGCGGACGATAAATTGAGGCCAGCGTTGCAGCGACTATCGCTTTCAACTAATGACGTCACAAAGGCTCAGGATCTTCTCAATCTTGCTCTGGACATTTCTCAAGCTACCGGCAAAGGCTTGGATTCAGTAGCTAACGCACTCGGTAAGGCATACGACGGCAACACCGCAGCTCTTGGCAAGCTAGGCATAGGATTATCTACGGCAGAGCTTAAAGCCATGTCATTCACAGACGTTCAATCAAAGCTGTCGGATCTCTTTGGCGGAGCGGCAGCAGCTAACGCAAAGACCTTTGCCGGCCGACTTGAGATTCTCAAAGTGACACTAGATGAGGCCAAAGAATCAGTCGGTGCGCAACTTCTGCCAATCATTCAGCGCTTTGTTGAATTTATTGTCAATGAAGTTGTGCCGGCACTTGGTAAATTCGCTAACTTTTTCAAGCCAATCACCGACGCAATCGATAACAACAAAGAAGCCTTTACACAGTTCATCATATTTATTCAAAAGTATGTTGTGCCAATTCTGGTCACAGTCTTAGGCGGCGCTTTTAAGGTTGTGGGCGAAATTGCTGGCGGAATTATTAACGTCATCGGCGCAGTCATCTCTGGCTTGAACGCATTAATTTCTGGAGCTGTAGCTGGAATCAATGCTCTGATTCGTCTGTATAACTCAGTCCCATTCTTGCCTAACGTCTCACAAATATCCGCTCCATCAATTAGCGTTCCAACTGTAACAATTCCAAAGACAACTACTTCAGCAGCTAGCATTCCTACAATTTCCGTTCCAAGCGTTATGGCTTCAACAGGAACAGGATCTACGACAACTTCCGGCGGAGGTGTCTCTTCAGCTGCTTCGGGTGC